ATATTGTTCTAATGTCCTTCCGTTATTCCATTTCTTATTTTTAAAATTTTCTTTTTGAGTCTTTAACTTTTTATTTAGCGTTTCATTCCACTTCCTTTCTCCTAATTCTTTTCCATATCTTTTAATATATGAGTCTAAAGAGTATGACACTTTTCTTTTACTCAAGTCTTTTACGTATTCATCTCCATGCTTTTCTCTAAGTTTTTCTTTAGTATTTCCCTTAATTCTGTGTTTATAGTCTTCCCACATTTTTAAAGCTTCCTGTTCTCCATACTTTTTAATCCAGGCGGGTAAAATCGCAGCCATATTATTTTTTATAATAAATATAGACAGTATGCCAAAAAATTACTTTTTTACAAATAACTTATCTCCCGCCTTCAAACCTGTAGCTATAGATTTTAATTTTCCGTATTGAGTGGGTAAGACGTGATTAGCAGAGACGTTTACTTCTTTACCATTTTTTAATTTAATTTTATAAGTAGGTTGTTTCTGAATCGGATAAACTTTAGTGACTTTTTTGAATCCTTTATGAGTCAATATCTGATCTCCGATTTTAAGGTCTCCTATCCTAATTTTACCGCTTGGAGTTTCTACCTTATCTTCTACATTGTGACATCGATTTACTTGGGACACTGTCCACACTGGAACTTTAAGTTCTCTTGCCATACCTTTTATGGAAGTGTACACGTCGTCTATGGCGTCCTTTGGATCGATGGATCTTGTCTTACTTTTCAATAAGTCAACGTAATCTATGATAACCAAGTCAGGAGGATACTTTAAATCCCTACACTTTTGAATGTGAGATTCAATTGTGGCCGGGCCAACTTTTCCCATTGGAAATTCTTTGATGATCAATTTCCCCGGTAATTTTTTCACCGCTTCGGAAACTTTGTCCTTGTGCAAATGAATCTGTTGAGCATCAATGCCCGTAAACAAAGCATCGTACCTTTTACCAACGTAGTCCTCTGAAAGTTCTAATGTGTAATGACAAACTGTAAATCCTGCCGCTACTGCCATGGCACCTAAGTTTACGAGCATCCAAGACTTTCCTCCTCCTGGGTTGCCGAATATCAATCCAAGATCGCCAACTCCTAAACCTCCCATAAGAAGGTTATTTAGATTTTCCCATGGTGTTGGAATTGGGGATCTTTGTTCTTGTCTATAACGGGTTTCCACGTCCTTTTCGTACTCGTGTCCTATGGTTTTATCCTGACCGGCTTTTGCTGCCATGTTGACAATGTGTCTAATGTCTTCGTACTCACCTTTCTCCAACAATTTTACTGACTCTAAAATAGCGTTCTTCAATTGTTGATTTCTACAGAAGTTAGAAAACTCCTGTTCCACGTACTCTCTATCGTCGTTAGTTGCTTTAAGTGATTCTTTTAACTGCTCGATAACGCTAACTTTCAAGACTTCGTTGTCTATCTTCTTCACTTCCACTTGTAAAGATTCAGGAGAAGGCGTTGTGTGGTATTTGTAATAATACCTCAATGTTTCTGTTACTATCCACTTGTGAGCTGGGTTGTCGAACATGTTTGTGTCCAACACATCGTTAACGTTTTGTAAAAATTCTTTGTGCTTTAATAAGCTAGACAAAACTTTTATTTGAAATCCATTTCCATAACTCTGTAGCGTATTCAATACTGCCATAATTTATTTATATTTACTTATTTCATGAAATTTTTCGAACAACCATATCTGTAGGTTGTTTATGCTTTTTCCCAAATCGTCCTCTTCGTAAAGTTCAGAGAATTCTTTCGGTCTAAAGGTCTTATTCGGATTCTCTAGAATGTAATCTATTGTTTCCATAGAATCTTCTGGTATGTTTGGATCGTTTAAGTCCATCAACTGTTTATTGATCTTAAGTTGATTTTCAAATGCGACGATCTTTTCGTACATGCTTCCTTTACTATTTTTTGCTTTATCCAGTATCTCTTCCAATGTAAAGGAGGTTTCTTCCGATAATTCTGGATAGTGTTTTAATAAAGTTATTTGACCCAAACCTTTGACTCCTGGCACATTATCTCCGCTATCACCCATCAATATTTTTTGGGATAAGAAATTTTGTGGAGTAACTCCGTACTCTAACAAAACTTCTTTAGGTTGATAAAACTTTTTCTTGATTGGAGAATATACTGTAACTTTTTCATTCACGAGTTGTAAATAGTCCCGGTCGCTTGATACTATCGTAACTTCTCCCGGTAATTTTTTGGTTAAACAACCGATCACATCGTCAGCCTCTATCTTATCTATGGACAATAAATCGACGGGCAAACACTTTAAATAGTCAATCAATCTGAGTATTTGATTGGTGATTGATTCTGCTTCCTGCTCTTGATTGTCAAACAGATCCCAGTTAGTCACCCTGCGATAACCTCTGTTAGCTTTGTATTCGGGATATAAATACTTCTTGTTAGTTGATCCGCCTTGCCCATCGAACACCAGTATGACTCTGGTAGGTCTTATCAAATTGATTGCGTATCCCAATGATTTTAAGTATCCAGTCAATCCTCCGATGTGTACACCGTATTTGTTCACGTGATTGATGATGGTGAAGGACCTAATAAAGGCGTTCAAAGAGTCTATGATTAATACTCTATCGTTTAACTTTAAAGGCTCTTCTTTTTCCTCTACGGTTTTTTTACCCAAGGATTCCAACATTGTTTTGTATCTTTCTTCCATTATTCGCTGTCTGATGGGTCAAAAATGTCTTTGATGTCTGTTTCTTCTTCTTCGATTACGTCGAAATCTTTAGATCCCAACACCTGTAACCATTCGTGACTGTGATCTTTTTTGTACTTTTCCAAGTCTTTCTTATCATCGTTGATGAATCCGTGTACAGTCATGATCAATTTATTTGTCGCAGTAACCCCAGTAATGTGGTTTTTATCGCAAGACAATTTGGTCCTTTTGGCAAATTCAACTTCTTTACCGCTCTTGGTAGCTTTAATTTTATTCGTACCCGAATTCGATACATTACCGAAGGTGATGATTAAAGAAGCATCAAAAAACATTGTGTCTCCACCTTTGTTCTTCATCTTTGGTTGACTCATGATAGTTTCAGGTTTTGCTACCCAAACTTTATTGATTGCAACGAAAGTATTTGTGTACTGTTGACTCTCTTTCCTTGACATGATGATCTTCTGATTGACGAAATTACCGAACTGTTGAGACATTGCTCCAGCGTTCCATTCGTTATTATTTTTGTTTGATTCTATGGAAAGTCTACAAGGAATTGATCCAACCGAATCCCAAAAGAAACACAAATCGTAAGGCAAATTTCCCTTCTTTTGTTCGTCTAAAATGTCAAGTATGAAAGCGGATACGTCTTCGATGCACTGTAATTTTTCTCTATCTACGTAGATAAAAAATCCGTTGTAATCGGAAACTACTCCATCACTGTCAGGTACTTCGTCGAATTTAAGTCCCATTTGTTTAGCGTGTTCCCAACTCCATTTCATCTCTGTGATAATGAATACCGGTAAGATGTTCATCTTTTGAGCTTGTACTGCAGCTTCCAATAAAGCAGTAGTTTTTCCAGTATCAGAGTGACCCCTTAATAGTGTGATGTGACCCATTGGAATTCCTGGAATTTGTAGTGCATCTTGAAATGCGGGAGATAAAGGAATCCATTTCTGTTCTTTAAATTTTACTGAAGAAGACGATAAATTCTTTGACTTTTTAAACTTATCTAAATCGAATCCCCCCTTTATTGCATTTGATATTTTGCCTGTAAGTGCTTTTGCCATTCTTAAGAGTTAAAAAAGCCCTCGTAAAGAGGGCTCGTGTGATTAGAAATTAAAAAGATCATCTATTTTGGAATCGACGTCCTTTTTTGTTGTGCTCAATGAAAAGTGAGGTGTTGTTGGTGTTGCATCTTTTTCCCATGGTAAATCGGAAACTAAATCAGACTTAACAACGACTGCATCAGCATCTTGCTTGATCTCTTCTTCAGGATTCAAATGAGACATTAAAGCGCTCTTCATTTCTTCGTAAGAGTACTTTTTAAATTGCGTCATAGGATCCGGTTGAGTTGTCAACCACTGTTTAACTTTTGCAGCGTCTTCTGACAGTGGAGTACTCTTTGTTCTAACTCTGATGCTTGACGTGTTGTAAGACAATCCGGTAGTTTCCTTTCCTTGTACGTCAATAGTGATATCGCGACCTTGAACAGGATCAGTGAAATCTCCAACGTCTTCGTCCTCTACTAACGCCAACAAATCCATGTAAACTTGTTTACCGAATCCCCACAATACAACGCCCAATTCTTCTTGTCCTCTAACGATGACTGGTGCGTATACTCTCATCTTTGGCTCTAACTTTTTAGCCATTTGCCAATCTTCTTTTACAGAAGATTTTCTTAGACCTTGAGCGAACTCAACGATTGGATCTTTTTCGCCAAAATTTGACAAAGAGATCATTGTGTTTTTGTTACCTATTCCGTAATGGAAAAATAACTCTTTAAATGGGTTTGATTTGTTGTAC